TATAGCCGTTGGCATTAATTGTAAAATCCGTTCCTGCTCCTAAAATTGGAACTTTATTTAACTCCTTGTAAGCTACTCCTCCGATTGTCCCTTGGCTAATCGAACCGTTTAAATAGTAGCTAACAGATGAGCCTCCACCACTAGCTTGCGGAAAGTCAGCTAAAGAGCCGTCGCCTCGGATATATTGGCCAACCGTTCCAGCACCTCCTAAAACTTGAGAATCTGTAATCGATAATCCAGTAGCAGCCGTTGCAATTGTTACTGGCAAGTGATTCTGCCCATTTCCAGCTGGATCTACAGGATCTTGCCCTTCGGAAACAATAAAGCCTGGAGATGCTGGTTTACTACCATCTCTTACAACGCTTGCTCTAAATTTGTTAATATTTACATCTGCCATTTATGTCGTTGGTTCAATTCCTAAATCGTAAAGCTCAATTTGTGCCGTTCCTGTTCTGCAATTTAGCTGATAACTTACAAGTGCCCAATATCGTCCGTTAAATAAAAACGATCTCCACGGCTCAATCTCTCGGCGTTCCAAAGTCGCTAAAACTCTGTAGTTAGTTCTGCCTTTTAAGTTAGCCAACTCTTGCACAATTATATCTAACAAAGGTAAAGCTTCTACTCCATCTCTGCTCCACTCTTCAGTAACTGGATTGCCAGCAGTAAGCAACTGCATTGCCGATGCTGAATTACTTGTAATTGCGTCTCCAATGTAGGTATTATAATCTGGATGTACGTTGGCATAAGGAGAGCCAGTAACCGCTTTTACTCCTAACTTAGCAAGAGAAAGTCCAGCAGTTTTTTCAATCTTTAGCGAGAGGTTATCGTATCGGATAACGTATCTGTTTGCAGTTCCTCCGTTGCAAATCAGCTGATAAAGTCTTATCTCCACATCACCATCAACTGGCACAAGTACGTTATTAATTGCAATGCTATTCCAAACGCTACCAGTAGTTACCGCAAACTGCATTACTGTAACCGTAGGAGTCCAAGCAAAAGTTGTAGAGGTATCTCTAAATAAATACTGGTTTCCAACCTTTAGCATTATTCCTACCGCATGAGTTCCAGCTCCTGGAGAAACTGGATAAGCCGAGCCAACTCTCTCCACCATGTACTCAAAGGTTAGAGAAATAGTATTAGCATTTTCTTGAGCGATTGTAATTGCTCCTCCAGTACTATTCGTATTAGCAAAAATATAGCTGATATTTGGGTCACTTGCTCCAGCGGTTGTTGTCGTTGTCCAAATCTGGCAATATTCTCCGCTAGAATCTGAGACGTACTGCACAAGAGCCGTATTACCACTTGGAACGCTGCTAGGTTGCAAACTAGGAATTGCCATGTGATATCCCCAAAGCAAAAGCTGGTAAGTATTTGGATAAGGAGATGCAACGCTATTTAAATTCCATTCAGTACTTAGAAACTTGGCATCAAAAACTCCGCCTTGAGAGTCTCTATCTAATACTCCTAGATTTAGGAAAGCATTAAACTCTGTAAATACTCTTCTAGCCGTCTCCTCTGGTCGGTTAATGTCTGCATTTATGTCGTCTCCATTTACAATGGTTTCGCTTAATAAAAGAGCCTGATTAGGATCAAAGGTAAAAGCCTGGTAAGTTAATTGGTTGTACTCATTTAGGCGGATAACGTAAAACGTATCTTTCCACAAGAAAACACGAGCCATAAAAGGATTTACCATTCGCTCAATTGTTTCCTTTAAATACAACTGCTCATTCTCTATCCTTACTCCGTTGGTAAACTTTGCGGTTTCTCCATCGGTATAAATAGCGTTTAAAGGGACATTAAATTGTCTGAATGGCGAAATAGTATCGTCCATCCTTGTCTCGTGGATGTTAACACCTACAAAAGTGTTTCTCTTGTCCACAAAGCTCTGATTTAACGCTCCAACAACTGCGGATAAAGCTTCAGTTCGTGGATCTGGCCAGGTTGCAAAATCTGATCGAATCGAGTCTAATCCTTTTAATCCATCAATTGCAGTAAATTCAAAGAGTTTGTTTCCGCTAGAATATGGACTAGTAATAAAGTCAGGCGCAATGAATCCAGTAAAGAAAGGTTGTAAGCCTTCAAATTGTAAGTAGTTTATTTTACTTGTTCCAGATGTTGCACCAATTACAAAAGTATTATTTCCAAATGCAATGCTTTCAAATGTTGCTACTGAAGCCGCTGGTATTGCAGTCCAATTTATAGCATTTGTAGAGTATGCAATTCGATTAGTTCCAGAATCTGTAACTGCAACGAAATATCCATTTCCGTAAGTAATATCTTGTGGAGAAAATGGTATTGTAACACTTGTCCAAGTCAACCCATCAACTGAATACCTAGATCCAGTTGTAAATTTTCCATCTGCAAAATGTATTGTTGTAGAATTAAAAGAAGTTGCTTGTTCAGTCCATGTTAAACCATCATAAGATGTAAAAGTAGTACCTCCTGGAGATGAACTACAAACTGCAACCCATATACCATTTCCATAAGCTACTCCAGTAAAAGTAGGATTTATTGAAGTTGTTCTAGATGTCCAAGTAATTCCATTTGGAGATGTCATTATGCGATTAGTCCCAAATCTTGCAACCGCAACATATAATCCGTTTCCAAATGCAATATCTTGAAACCACATTGCCTCGCTTGGAGTTCTACTTGTCCAAGTTATACCATCTGAAGAGGTGTGAACAAAAGATGTTGGAACTCCAGAAACAACTGCGTAACCAACGGCTACAAATTTACCATTGCCAAAAGTAACATATTCAGATCCTAAATAGCCTCCACTTGTCCAAGTTATACCATCATTAGAATAACTTACAGTTGCAAATACTCCAACAAATATATTATTACCAAAAGCCATGCCTCTAAATCCCCCAGTTGGCGAAGATGCTTGCCAATCTGTAATATCATTTGCTCCAACCTGAGATAAAACTACTTTCCAAGTACGGTTACCTCCAACTAGAAACTCGTTGAAATCTCCAGTCTCTCCAGCGATTGTAAAATCCACGGAGGAGCCTATTATTGTCTCTATAGGGTCGTTTCCAGTATTACCCCAGTTGTAAGTTATGTCGTTAATTTGGAGAGGTGTAACGGCTCCAGAATAGCCTTGTTTTTGAATCTGCAAATCCCAAGCATTACCGCCGTAATTTGTAGCATAACCTCCTTGGTATTTCAATCCGTAATCGTTTACTGGTACGTTCTGACCAGTTAACACAACATACATTTTTGTATCCTGTGCTGGCATCGTATAACTGAACGACAGAGAAGAGGATAAGAAAGTATTGCCTGGATTGGTGTACCATATACCAGTATGAAATCCAGAGCCTGGAGCAACTGCAATCGTAAGCGTAGCACCTTCAGTATAAAACTCTACTGGAGCAACTCCATTAACTGTTATCGTGCCAACTCCTTGACGGACTGCCGCTTGAAATCTGTAGTCTGCCATTATCCTTTATTTATCTTATTATTAGCTTGACCAAATACATAAACCAAGTCTTGGCCTCTTACAACTAATTCTCCGTTCAAGTCTCTATTCTGCTCAAATAAACCGCCTTGCGCACCTCCTCCAGTAAAACTAGATCCTCCACCTACTCCAGCGCCTCCTACGGATGCCCCTCCTCCGCCTCCACCACCTTTTGAACTTCCCAAGCTTTTAGCCTTATTTGATACGAAGCCAGCAAGAGCTACCAAGGCAATACCAGCACCAATTGCAACCGCTGGATTAAGAGTTTGCAAAGCCTTTTTAATACCTTCAACCGCTAATCCAGTTGCTATGGCTAATTGTCCAAGTTGATTTAAAATCCCAGCAAGTCCACCAAGTAAAGCGGCTCCTCCAGCTTTTACTACATTACCACCACTTGCTAAAGCGTCTCCAACTGCAAAAGCAAAATCGCCAAGAGTTTGTTGCGCTCCCGTTTCAATAATTCCAGAAACTTGAGAATTAAACTCAGAAAGTCTCAAAACAAATGCGGTCAATTTAGAATCGTCAATATCCGCTATTTCAGGAGCTATTTGAATTTTACTTAAATCAATTTCTTGAAGCTTATTTAAAGATGGAGCAAGCTCTGAGGTTAAAGTCTGAAGCTTTTTAAATGCATCGTTTCTTAATTGATTGCCTAATTCAACTCTTGTAATTAACTCATCTTCAAGTTTTAACTCCTTTTCCTTTTCTGTATTTACTGCTTTACCAGCCGTAACTTTATCCTTGGTAAAAGTAGCTCCAGCTTGTATTTGTTTCGTAATCTCTTGAGTTAATTGAGTATTCTCCTTATTAATCCTAGTAATTTCACCTTGCAAGGTTGCCTCCTCTGTTAAAGAGTCGTTTGCAGTATTTATACTTTTAATTAAAGTATCGTATCTCTGTAAATCGCCTTGAGTTAAAAAACCTTCTTTTTGTCTCTTTTGTATTAAAGCATCTAATTGAGCTTGAGCCGCTGAAGTTTCTTGCAATCTTTTACCTCTTTGCTCTTCGAGTTTTGTCTCGATTCGTAATAAGTCAATACCATTTTGAGCAATTTGATTTGTTGCAGCTTGAGCTTTAGCTTTTGCAAGTAGATTTGCAGCTACTTTTAAATATGCATCTCCTACTTGGCCGTTTAATATTTGCTCTTTTGTAAGATTGCCAAAATAATCTGGATATTGCTTTTGCAACTCGTTAACCGCTTGCAATCGTTTATCCGTACTAACGGCGGTATTTGTAGCTTGTATTTCTAAGCTTTTTAATACTGCCAATTCTTTCTGTGCATCTTGTGCTCCTTTTAAGGTAGCAGCCGCAACTCCTGTTAATGTTTCTTGATATTCTTTTAAAGCCTCATCTAAGCTCTTTGCTGATTCTTCAGATTTAAAGAATCCTTTTTGTTGGAGAATAGTAAATGCAGTAGTTAAAACAGAAATTCCTAAAATTAAAGCATTTCCAGAGCTAAAGATTGATGCAAAAGCGGATTTTAAAGCTGCGCTAGTAGATCCAGTTGTATTTTTTAAAGTCTGAAATGAGCTAGCTAATTGAGTAATGTTGTTACCAACACCAATAATTCCAAATGGAGCATCTTGTACAATTCTTGCAAAATCTACACCTACGGAGTTATAACCCTGAGTTGCCTGTGTTAATTTACCTATTTGAGGAGCAGTTGCTTGAGCCGCTTTCCCTAATTTATCGAGTTGACTGGTTGCCGTATTTACTCCAGCGGTTAAACCAGAAACGTCTGCTCCTACTTCAACTTGTATATTTGGATTTGCCATTTCTTTCTAGTTTACTTGCAATTTCTAACAATTTCTTTGCTTTAGCAAAGTCTTGAGGAGTTGACTCCAAAGGCTTAATCGTTTTATCCCAAGGTAAAGGCCAGATTTTTGTTGGATCTATATTTGCTCCTTTCTTTAAATGTGGATGCAATCCAATTATAGCATGAACTCGTATGCTCTCAATCATATCCTTTTGGTCAATCTCATGGCCTTTTATTAAAGCCTTTAACTCTTTTCTGCTTAAACAAAAAAGCTGCTCATAAGGGATTTTTGTCCTACCTACGAGCAGCATTAAATTTTCACGAGCTGAATATTGCTCGCTTTCGTCTTCACTTATGTTTTTTTTTCTAGGCTTTCGCCAATGCCTAATTCCAAAAGCAAGTCGGCCAAAACATCGCTAAACAATTTCATTACATCTTTACCCTCAATCCAGACTTTTAACTCGTCTAATCCTACTGGATTTGTTGATTTACGCAAACAAGCTACTTTATGGCATTCATGTAACAAGGCATAAATCAAATCTATTTTAGGGATTGATTGCCCATCAAAAGCATTTGCAATTCCTTGTCCTGTAAAATCCTCAAAGTTCGCCAAAGCGCCCAAATTTGGGTAAAAGAAAATCTCCCCTTCTTTAAAAGGAGCTACATGGTATTTAGCCATAAATTATTTTTAGGTTGGTATTACAGTAATAGCTGGCGCTCCTGCAAAGTCGAAAGTTCCAGAGAATGAAACTTGAGAGTTTCTTTCCGCAGTAATTTCGATTGAGTTTAATTGAGCATCTACAGTAATGATTTTGTCACCTGGATCAGTACCACCAAAAACCAATTCAAATACTTTTCCAATGTCTTCCATTAGATCAAAAGCTGAAAGGTTAGAAGCGCCTGTAGATGCAAAATCAAGATCTCCAGAAAAAGAAAAGGAGCCAGATTTGTCGCCGCCTTCAAGTCTTACTCCATAATCGCCAGTACAATCGTTTCTAACGATTACAGATTCGTTGGAGATAGAAACCGAAGCGGAGGTTTTGCAAACGACTGGAAGATTGTTCCACTCGAATGTAAAGAAATTTCCTAATTGGTAAGTTGCCATAGCTTATTCGTTTTAACAAATATACATAAATTTTTATTTATCAAGAGACAAAGAAAATATCGAGAGTGTAGCTTAATATTTTTTGGTAAGCTATCTGGCTAGATCCTTGCTCAATTTGAACTCTAGAAAAGTTTTTGCGGATGTTAATAGCTTGCAAGTCTATTGGTAAATTCAAATACTGCAAAGTCATTTTTTTCTGAATAGCATTTGAGATATTCTCAGATAATTTCTTACCTCCACTACCTTGTGGAAACTTCGTAATTATATTAATTTGAAAGGTTGCGTTCTGCCTAATTGTGCAATCGTTATTAGTCGTTTCGGCTTCGTTCTGGTCGGTAATTAAAACGTAAGCAGCTGAATTTTGATAATTAGCTGGATTTATGCCAGGAGGTAACTCTGTATCGTAAACTGGCAAAGTAACTCCGCTAAGAGTTAAAGGCGTTATTGCGTTTATAACTGCTATTCGTATGTCGGTAGATATTTCTCTCATCCTAAATCCTTGTTTATTTCATTTTCAATATCCTTTACCAAGTTTGCCGTATTTCTAAAGAAAGCTGGCATAAGATAAGGTTGCCCAATTATACGGCCTCGTCCATTTCTATAAAAGCGCCTTGCTACATCTCTAACCTCCTGAGTATATTGAGGATTAGATAAAATCTCTCTAGCGCTTAATCCAGTTCCAAATTCTAGCCAAGCTTCAATCTCAAATACTGGATCTCCTGCTTGAACTCCAACTCGCCAGTTTAAACCGTTATTCTCTGCAACTTTATCAATCCTTTGTTTAATGTTTAGCGGTAAACCTTCCCAAACGCTTGGAGCGTTTCTAATAGCCTCAATTTCAATATCCGTTGCCGTACTAGCTAAAACATCTTTAACGGCATCGATTACAATTTGCTCTTTTTTATCGAGATCCTTTAGAGCTGCATCCAATCCTTTTACAGTAATCGCCATTACACTCCAATCATTTGAATAATATACTCTTTGTGTTGCCTCTGCTCGTCTAAAACAACGCTAGTAATTTTGTAATAACGGTTGCGATAATAAACCTGGTAATTCTCGCTTGGAATAAATGAGACACGATACTGAATTGCGATAGTATATGTATTTGGTAATACCATCTCTCCAGCTTCTAATCCGTTGTTTCCTCTGGTTTGCTTTACGGATGCAAAGGTAGCTAAGGACGTTCCTGGAGTTATAACAGTACCTCCAGCTCCATCCGGTACTGGCGAAAAGGTTATAAACTCAACCTTCTGGTCGTATTTTCCAAAGTTTATCATACGAATAGATCCGCTCTATATTTTAACTCAGTTGAAATACTAGCCTTTGTAGAGTAGTAGGTTTGTGCATCCATCAAGTTTTGACGATAAGCAAAATCCGTTGCAATCCTTTTGAGCATCGCTACGTGCAAGTCTTGAGGCAATGGATTAGAGTTATTAAATCCAGCGGTATAAGTGTAATTAGCTACCTCTGTTTCGTCTGTAGTTACATCCGCCACCCAAGGGCCAATTGGATATATTCTTTGGCCTGATTTATTATTCGTAATAACCACATTTCTTTGGACATATAGCATTCCAGAGGCTTTTTCGGATTCAATCCTAGCTGCTGGAATTAATTCGTTAGTAAGTAAAGTATCCCAATCGGAGAAATCGATTTGAAGCCAGGCCTTTGCCTCTGCCAATGTAATCGGCTCCGTTCCAACTGTGGAGCTATAAGTAATTTCTAAAGGTCTAATTACGCTCATTTCTTTTTAAAGTCTTGTTTATCCACCTTAATCCATACGGCCAATCCTTTGTCGACTAAATATGTATCGTAGGTCTTGCCTACGCTCAAAATTTCGCCTTTTTGGAACGGCTCGAGATCAACCAATAATTTTATCATAAAGATAGTGTTTATTTCATTAAATGTTTTTTATCATTCCACGGCTCAACGTCTTGCCATAACCGGTAACCGTGAAAAACGTAAAGCGATTTAATCAATCCAATATTTAATCCTAGCTCCTTTACTCGCATCGAAAACAGAGAGTCAAAAGCCAGGCTATTCTCGACAAACTTAATTTTCTTCCAGGTCTTGTACTGAAACGCCATAAAGAATCCAGCGATATATTCCTTAATCTCCTGGATGCCTTCGCCCTGGTAAGTTAAAGCTATTTCGTAATGCCTTCTCACGTCCAACTCGTAGTTAAACTCATTATTGTGCAATTGATGTTTAGATCTCAGCCGATTGGTGTAACAACCAACCAAGCCAAATTTATCTCCATCTAAAGCCAATGCATCATAAATGCGCTTTCCCCAGTCTCCAGTTAGATACAATATGTCTCCATCTTGCATTATTATCCAATCCTCATCGTTTGCGTTTAGGCTGCTCAAATAATCATTATATGCTTTACCTATATTTTTATTTAAGTCGAATGGGTTTGAGTAAAATATCTTTAAAGGTTGATCCATGTACGCTCCTCGTAAAAGTTTAGATTCTTTTCTGAATAAGGATAAGCAAAATTGCACTCGCTTTTATCTGCAATTATAGCAGGGAATCTTTCGGTTAAATATCGATTCATCTCGTACTTACCAATTCTGGCTTTTACTTTCTCTGTGTTAAACCAGTAGAAAGATCCTGAGTAATGGAAATCTTGAGGAACATAAGGAGGGCAAGCCAAAAGCTTTCCACAAATGCCTGAGAATAGCTTACTAGATAAATCTGGAATCGTTTCCAAGTTGCGTATATAACTCTGCTCAATCCAAATATCCAATCCACTCCAAATAGGTCGAGAAACTCCTTTACAATGGGCATAAAAGGTAATCCCATCTTTTACTCTGTTAATCGAATCGATAAAATGCACCGACTCTCCAAGTATGCGATTATTCTCTACAATCTCAAACTCACAATCCCTTGGTAGGAGCGATTTTAACGGCTCTAGAAAGGCTTTTCCATCTACGGCAACCTTGACTACCTTTTTACCATTAAATACGCTCCAGTACTTATTTAATAGCCTTAAATTAAGTCTGTGGTAATGCGTTAGTTTTCCGCCGTAGTAGATAAAGTAAATTAGATTTTTTGGAACGTCAACGCCCATAAAGTAGGTGTTTTTGGTTTCTCGATTAGCTTATAGCCAAGCTCTTTAAACATGGCAATCCAATCCTTTTCAGTTTTAATGTTTATGTGTCCCCAATCCTCATCAAATTCCGTTTTGTTTGGAGTTGAGGAAAACAGAATAACTCTAGGTTTAACAATCTCCAAAGCTTTATTAATCTCTTGGTCGGTCATATGCTCGGCAACCTCAATCCAAAGCATTAGATCCGCTTGTCTTGGCTTTTGGTAAACCTTTAGCAATGGGTAATTCTCCTTGCAGTAATCTCGATGCGATTTAAATATGTCTTGGCCTACAATGTTAAAGCCTTCTCTTCTAAATATTTCAGAGTAAACTCCAGTTCCACATCCAAAGTCTAAAACGCTTTCTGGCTTAAACTTCTTGCAATAATCCGAAACCTCTTGAGCTAATGCCACAAAATCAGGATTATCCATTGTTAATTGGAAATTGATTAATTCAGCTTCCAAAAATTGGTCTTCTGTTAAATTCATATTTTAGATTTCTCCGCAAGTTTTACAATTTCTTTTAAAATGCATTGGACATTGAGTCCCGTCTGCGTTGCTTGGCTCCTTATCAAAGTAAATTGGTAATCCTCCAGGCTTGGTTAAATACCGCTCACAACTCATTTTGAGTTTACATCTTTGCGGCTTACATAAGGTAAAATCTGCCATCTTTTTTTCTTTAATGTTTAAAGTAAATCATTTCCAATTGGTTAAACAAAAAAAAGGGATGCAAAATGCATCCCCTTTCACCATTAAACTAAACACAAACACAAATATTAGGTAGTCTCAAGAAGAGCAATCGCAGCTGCGAAAGTACCTTTTACTAAGCAAGGAGTATCGTTAGCAGAGATAAACTGCACCAAACGCTGCTCGATTCTTACAGTCTTCAAGTTGTCGATGAAATCGTCTCCGCTTTCTCCGATTGCAACTTGCAAACCGCTTCTCAAACGTACGTTGATAATAGATAGGTCTCCACCTACGAAATCAGCAGCAGTACCAGTCAAAGCGTTAGTTGGGATAATCTGAACTCCCCAAGCAGTAACTCCACCTTGAGCGTTGAAAGTAACTCCAGCTGGCAAGATGTATTGCTTATCGTTATCCTTAGAAGAAAGCATAACGTGGTAAGCACCAGTCTCAACAAATACACCATTTACAGATCCGTTAGCAGCTCTAACTTGAGCGATAATTCCGTGGATTACGTCCCAGTTGGTAGCGCTTTCTACTTTACCAGCCATAGTTGCTCCGGTAAATGTAGTAGACTTAGAAAGCAAACCAGCAAGCTGAGGAGATGTTCCGTTACCAGTAAACAATTGGTTTTCGATTACAGTCTCTACTCTCTTTACTCCGTTGCTCTGGATGTAAGAAGCCAAGTAAGCAGCATCCTCAAGCATTTCCATAGAAACCTTCATGTGAACACCGATTTTCTCAACTTTAGCTCTCTGCTCTTTGTACTGAACATCCAATTGAGTCTTCTCAACACCTTCGCCAATCATTACTGGAGTTCCCTCCTGATCGTACTCTTCAACCCATACTGCATACTGAGTACCGATAGCTCCAACAGATACGTTAGAAAGGTAAGTAAGCAATCTCTGGCGGATTGGAGAAACAACACCGGTAAACTCGGAGATTGTTACTTGGCTAGATGAGTTAGCGTTAGCAATTGTAGAAGCTAGAGTAATAGTTCCTACTGCCTTCTCGCTAATTTCAAATACCAAAGGAGCCTTAAGACGAGCGTTAGGCTCAGACTTTAATCTCTCAATTTCAGCTTGTACCGGAGCATAAGCCTTCATAAATGCGCTCTTGAAATCTTCTGCACTTACTTCTTTCTCAACTGCGCTCTTTTGCATAGCGATATCAAGCTTATCAAGTTGCTTCTGCATTTCTGCCGCATCTTCTTTACTTACTACATTGCTGAAAGATTTCAACAAAGATTCTGCCTTTTCGAAAGCCTCATTGGCTTTTACTTCAGCGTTGCTAGCTTTTGCCTTTAGAGCTTCACCAGCTTCTGCGATTACCGCTTTAACGGCATCCAAAGTTAGATTTTCCATGATTCAAATTGTTTTTTAAGTTCGTTTATAGTTAGTATCTCAACCTCCACGGCTTTTGTCTCTACCAAAGTAGCCTCTGCTGGCTTTAGCATTTCCAAAAGTGATTTAAGTTGACTTTCTAATTTCTCTAGTGTTTCATCGGTTGCGTCTGAGGTCTTAACAAACTTCTCAAGTCTAGTTAAATACTCAAATGCATCCGATTCGTTTTTAAGGTCAATAAAGGTTGTCTCCGGGTTAGCTCCTAAGAATTGAACCGCACTACCTTCATACATCATTACCTCTTTAATCAAATTAGCTTTTGCCTGGTCATCGTACATCTCTTTAATTGTACGGAATCCAAACGAATGCTGGTTAATAAGTTCGCTCTCGACCATCTTCTGGAAATCTTGACCAGCTGCATGAGTTCCGATTTTAGCCTCGTATCTCAATCCCTTTTGGTCTTCGTAAAGATTCACCATTTTTGCGACAACTTTATTTTTGTCGTGATCTAGCAAGTACTTGATAAGTTGCTTTCCTTGTGGCCCTCTCTCTTGGATTGTCTTGCTAAATGCTCCTGGCTCAATTACATCTCCATCGAGATCCTTATTGCCGAAAACGGCAAAGTAACCTGAAACAATCCCTTGCTTCATGTCGCTATCTGCAAATCCTTGATTAAGTCCCTTTAATATCATTGCCGTATTATTATCTTTTATTTCTCCTAATTCTCTTAGCTTACTCTTACTCCAGGTTAGGCCAGCTTTACCTCCCCATGCATCGTACATTAGCATTCCACAACCATCTCCGTAAGCCGTTGAGCTTACTAAATCAACCTCGTGCCTACTTAAATACGAATACATCCTTTTAACTGTATCTAGGCTAATCGCTTCGCCGTTTGCAAGTTGATTGGCTCTCTGCTTTCCTACTGGAGTTCCGCAAGATCCCCATCCGTTTTCCTCAACGTACTTTAAAACTCGTCTAGCGTTGTTTTTTACCGCTTCTGGGTAATCGGAATAACTCTTCTCGGATAACTCAGCCATTTAGCTTATTCGTTTAGACAAATATACAAATAAAAAAAATTAGGAAACAAAAGGCTGAATTTACTCCGCTAAAAATAGGATTTCCCTTGTTTGATTTGATAAAAGATTATCTATCCACTCAGTTTCGTTTTCGCTTCTCAATGGACTGCTTTCTATTTCTGCTATAACCTTTAGATAAATGTCTGCAGCCTCTTTGAATTGCAATAAATTTTGAAGCTCAATAATTTGGTCTGTAATTTCTTGTGCCTTACTAAAGTCAAACATATAATGTTTTTATTTTGCTATTTTAATAGTATTCAAATCTACGCCTATTTGATTTATATATTTGATAAATACGTTATAAAGGTTAGGATTTTTTGCCTTTAATCCTTCATTATCATATACATATGACGCAAAAGTTTCTGCAAATAATTCTTGAAAATTAGTCCTGCCATATACGGTAATAGCATCTTTTGTAGGCGTTATATTGTTGGCAGCCAGTAATTTTTTCCAAGAATCTAATTGATTATCTTTTAGTGCCTGCATCATATGAGCGGATTCGTGCGTAACCGTAGGAGCTACGTTGCTTTTTCCTAGTTGGTTATCTGAAGCTTTTCTAACGCTCCAAAAAGAGAATTTATCGTCTTTATCTAAATAACCTAATACTACTCCAGTTTCGCCTTCATAAACTGCAATTCCGTTTTTAGTAGCGTAGCTTGTTTTTTTATAACCTCTAGCCAGTAAATTGTCAACATCATTTTTATCAAAGGTTAATTTTACTGGACTAAACTCAACAATATCTCCTTTTCTAAACTTGATATTTATAAACCCTCCACCTACGGCACAATTACCATTACTATTTTTGTCTACAGAAAATCCTATTTTATTTGCCCAGCTTACAGAGAAAGGCGAATCACTTAATCCTAAATCTTTTATAAACTTTCGAGTTCCAGGGCCTGTGCATTGAATAGGTGTTCTAATTGATAACAATGATTGATTTTGATTCATTAAATCACTTACTCCGTTAGAATTAGCCAAAATCTGTCTTACTTTTTGATTATTTATTTTATCCTGCGTGCTTAAAATAAGGTTTTCATTTAATGGTTTATTTTGAACAGCTATAGGATTTAAATTTGTAATTGTTGGCGCTGGAGCAATAGGCCTAACTGGCGCTGCAACACCGGTAAATGCATCTGGGAAATTCCTTCTTGCATAAGCTTCGGAAATATAAACCACAACGCAACTGCAATTAATTGTCTGTGCTGCTCCTCCGTTTACATCGCCAGGCTTGTCCATTTGCACAACTCCAATTTTAGGCGATATAAACTCAAAAAAAGAGTTAGCTGGTATTGGTTTGTTTTGCGCTTGAATGTGTTGGAATCTTGGCTCCTTTGCTCCGCCGTGAATCCATATCTTCCAAAGTTTTGTACCGGTTTGATTTGCCCAATCCGTAGCTGAGCGCTTCTTGCCTTCGTTATAAGCTCTGGTTGATTCCGTTCTAGCGATTGCCCTGGCTCGGTTAATATTTGGTATCTGCTCAAGTAAAAGCTTCTCAAGTTGGAAAGGATTAAATCCTTGCTCTATTCCTTCACCTAATGTCTGTTGGATTTGCTTTAAAGTATTGTCGTTAACATCTTTAATTAATCCGCCAAGATTCTGCAAAACCCAATCTTTAATCCATTCCTTCCAGGTATTCAAAAAGAAATCGTCTGGAACGTATGCCTTTTCTCTGTTATATTGTCTTATCCGGTCAAACTCTTTTTTGGCTGAGTCAACAAATACAGTTTGGTAAAATTTGACGTAAGCCTCTTGCATAGGCAAAGGCGAGGGATTTGGTTTAGCCTGAAGCTTTAAAGCATTGGTAAACATCTTTACTCCAAGGCGCTCGTATTTCTTTAGATCGGTAGCTGCCGACCTTCTTACCTTGGAATAATTTATAAGCCTCATTTTTTACGCTGGGAAATCGCTAAAATCCGTTGATGCATTACCAAGAGCCTCCTCGCTTGGTATTACGTTGCTAGGTATCCAATGTACATCCATTGCTGGATCTTCGCTTGCGTGCCAGTTCAATAAACTTCTAACCTCGTTACCGGTAAAGTATGGAGATTTGCCGTATGTATCGAGAATTACCTTTACATCTGGTTGTAACTCGCTAAAGCTAGAGATATCGAAATCAATAACGTAATCAGCTCCGTAAGACTTGGCAAGCCATTGAGTAAATTTCTCCTCAATCATTTGGAGTTGCGGCATAATTACATCGGTAACCAAAGCCTTTTGCGCTCCTTCCAAATTGGCATAGGTAGCATTTGATGTAAACAATACTGGGTTAACTCCCCATAAACCGCAAAGCGTTTGCAAGTCCATGTTTTGAGAGTTGATAATATCCATTGCAACTGGACTCAATCCAATCGCATCGTAACGCAACGGAATTGAACTTGCAACAATCTTATTAATATTTTTATTTCCATTAATCCTCTCATCGATTCTCTCGTCCATCTTAGCTCGCTGATCTGGAGACGGCCAAAACTCAGGATTAGTGATATTAGGTGAAATTATACCTTTCGCTCCTCCATTTTGGAAAGTCTTTTGCTTGGCAAAGGTAGCTTCATTGTTAGCCTGGAGAGTAGTTAAACCAGCCAGGAGAGGAGGCATTCCACGAAGCTGCGCACCGTTCAAATCCCAAGTTAGATTGGTTGTTTTAATGTGCAATACTTGATCCGCTGGAATCTCGATATTCTGGTCTCCAATGATTAGTTTATAACCTCTTACCGGCTCGAATAAGGAGCCAGCTACTATTTCTACATAGTTAGACGGCAAAACGTACATCTCCTTAATCTTGCCCTTGTTTAGGCCATCTTGTGGAGCAAATCCATAGACGAATATCTCTCCGCTAGTATTGTACCAGGTTAGCATCGAATCTAAAAACTCCGACCAAGTCTGCATTGGATTAGGATTCTTAATCAACTGGCTAACTGGATCTGAGTAATTAACGTCTTGCAGCTCCTTTTTACGAAATGCTATGCTCTGCAATCTGTTTAACTCTTTTGAGTTGTACTTTCCTCCTCTGTATTTCTTGGATGCTTCGCTCTCTTTGTAAACGTAAGTAGGGCATTGCTTACCCTTCTCTGCTATTTTTCGAATAATTGAGTAAACCAAGGCGTTTCCCTTGTAACCTTTATCGATAAAAGTTTGCTGATTTGAGTCGTACCAAACAACAAGCGTAGAGGCGGTAAATTGCCCGTATAGGATTTGGTTGAGTAGATTTACATCTGGATAAGTCTTCGTTGGCTGGACTTGTGGCGTGATATAATTCTGGAGAGCCTTTAATAGCATAGCATATTCGTTTTAACAAATATACCTATTTATTTTTTTCTAAAAATGCAAGTCCATAAAACCAAATTACAACCATTACAACTCTGGCAATCCAATGCCAGGTTAACGGATTAAAATCTAAGGTTACAAACACCAATAAAAGGTAAGTGATAAACATTAGGATAAGCGCAGCAATTGTTTCTTTTGTCATATTGAAAAGGTGAATTTAGAGCCTAATAATAGGTCGGTAAATCCCCATACAAGAGCATCTACTCTATCTGGAGACTTTCCTTTATCTGGATCAAAGGTAATCATTTGAGCCTCAAGTAATGGAAAATGGCCAATGTGATAAATTTTGTTTTGCTCATAAAGAGAGTAGATTGGCTCGGCTCGAACGTACTTTCCCTTGGTTGCAGTTACTAGCTTTATCCTTGCAGTCGCATTTTGCGACCTCAAAACGCTTTCTACCATGTCTCCTCCTTGGTTTTTTTCCGCTACTATGCAATCGGCGTTCCATCTTTCAAAGGCTTTAACTGCAACCGTTGCCCATTGACTAGGAGAATACTTACCGGATAAATCCTCCAGGACATAGCCGTTTCCTAGAGCATCTTTAGCGCAAACAATTATACCAGTCTCATCCGATTCTAAATTAGCCGATGCCGCTGGATCTACTGCAACAACAATCCGCTCTAATTGTGGCGGATTAGCCATCCTAAGACGTTCTATTATTTGCCTATTCCAGAGCATCCCTTCCGCATCTTCGAGCCACTCACCAAGAAATAAATGGTTATATCTGTGGAGGTTTTCTCTCTTTGTCCGTTCTGCTTGCTCTACAAATGATTTACTAAGGTTTCTTTCATTATCCAGGTAAGTCGTGTGGATGTACGTACAATTATCGCTTTTTCTCCGTACAAATCGAGAGTAAATCCAATGCGACTTGTAACTCGGATTCATTACAAGGATAACACGGTTAGGCTTGTTTATTGCTCTAATCGAGAGATCTATCCGGTCAAATACATCCTCATCCATTAGCTCCTCGGATTCATCCAGAATAAATGTAGTTACTCCAGCGATTGATTTAAGATTAGCGGTTGCAGTTCCTTGGCTGGTCTTAATGCCACGGAATAAAATCTTAGATCCAGTTGCCTTGTTAATAATCTCACTCTGTGTTATCTCAAAATCCTCTGCCTTATTCATTAACTCGATTTTGTCGATGAATTCAGGGATAATGGAGATAAATGCCGATGTGAGAGTCCAACGGGTAAAAAGGATAACGTGTCCCTCTTCGTAGGTAAGGTTTAAGAGAAACATGGATAAAGTCCACGACTTACCAGATCCACGTCCGCCAGTTATCAGGTAATACCGACTTTTAGGCTGCTCTAAAAATAAAGGCTGATATTTATCTAATAGCTTTATCGATTCCATTTCTAGCTCTTCAGCCATTCAATCGGAGGAGTTACTTTCTCGCCTTGTGTGGTTACGTCAATCGATTGCTTAGGCATACCAAAGCGGTAATTGAGCCAGGTCTTAATCGCTTGTATATCTCCATCTTTGCAACGGCTCCAAAGAGCTTTCCAAGCCTCCTCTGGAACTGCAATTGCATCCATCTGCTCAATTATCTTTATCTCGTCTGCCTTTGGTGGTCTCCCAGCTCCTGGCCTTGCTCCTCCGTTTTGTCCCATGTGAAATAATCTGTTTATTCAGTTCAAAGGTAAATAAAAAAAAGCTTGACCTATTAGCCAAGCCTTTACAGTTAACAAAAACCCAAAACAATCTATTTTAATGTAATTACTTCGTTAGTCACTTGCCCGGTAAAGTCGCAAAGCTTTCCGTTCCATTCAAACCTTACCTCTTTCTCTCTGAGCTGGTAAGCGCTTGCCAATGTCCTGATCTGCCTTTGCACAATCTCAATGCTTTCAAACTTGCCTTTACCTTTATTACTCCAAGGAGACCATTGTCCATCTCGTAATCTGTATCTAATCTCCAAAGAGTAATCTGTTTTAGTAATCGGTAATCCTTTAGCCATTACTTCTGTTTAATTACAATTTCCAATCCAATTGCGTCACAAATCTTCCTCAAATTGTGAACGGAAATGGATTCAAATCCATTCTCAAACTGGTTAATAGGCTGATGACTTAAACCAATTTTCTGAGCCAAATCAACCTGGGTTATACCTAGATTTTTACGGATTTTCCTAATTAGTCTTCCCTCTTCTAAACTCATTTCTGTATCGTTTTCACAAATATAATTTATAAATAATTATCCAAACAAAAACAGACTTTTTGTTTAAAACGGCAAAAGCTTATAAATCCCCATTTGGATAAACTCGTCTCCTTTCTTTACAATGCATTTTCTTACGTTCAACTCAAATACGTTCTTATCATTGAAGCCGTATTTCTTTTGAGCAATATCTAGTAAGAGCTTGACCGGGTTATCGAGATCCGATGCCTTGTTGCTAAAGCCAAAGAAAAACTCAATTCTCAACATCTCCTCTGAATCTACCTTACCTTTTGGCATGGTTAGTAAAATAGTCTCCTCGTAGGACTTATAAATAGGCGTTTTAAAGCGCCGACCTTGGAAAGCTTCGTTTATACTTAATGGCTTTTCGTTTAGCTTAAATTGAATCATTTACACCACCTATAAACCAAGTCCATTGCAATGGTAAACAATGCAACGGAAACCATAAATAAAAGTCCAAATTCGACTTTGTAATGCATCAAAATAAAAATGCCTAGCACGGTATTAACCGCGCTAAACAAATTTTCTTGGCTAGGCTTAAAAAGGTAAAGTATCTTTTTCATATTTTTCGATTATTTCCTTTTTAGCTACAACTGGCGCCCAGTCGTTTTTTTCCTTTGGCTTATTATCTAAATTATCCTTTTGGTAAACTTCCAAATAATGCGTCGCCTTTCCTTCGACCTTTTGAGGCTTTTCCTTAATGTCTAGGTTGACCCATTCGGTGTCGTTGTCGTTCATGTACTGCAATAACTTTTCTAAGTCGCTGCGGTTTTGGCTAACTTTCCACATTTCGCCATACTTTGTTGTAATTACTTTGGCATTACCGCCGAAAATCTTTCCCATTGTTTTAATTGTTTAAATTAGTTTGTCTAAATTTTTATTCTCTTTAATTGATTCCAAAATAAATAGTTTCCAAATCTTATTTCTTGACTTGGCGCCAACTGTCGACTCTTCGACCCAGTGTTTAGTTAATCGCAACTCTTTGCGCACTTCTTTTTCAATTTCCTCCAAGTTGTAAAGCCAAGGTTTTAAAATGCCTTTTTCTTGAAATTTGTTAAACCAGTTAACGCCCCATTCCGCAATATCTTTGCAAAATCCCGTTTCTTTGGCGTGCTGGTAATTCTCGCGGAAAATATTTTTACCTACCTCTATCCAGTACTCGATTTCCTCGGCGCTCGGCTCTTTGTCTTTGTTGTTCTGGTTTTGTATTTCCATAACGATTTGGCTTTGGTGATGCTGGTAATATTGGTTAATCCAGCCGTTTACTGTCTTTTCGTTAACGTGGTAAAAATCGCCATACTGGCCCCTAAGTCCAGCGTGCAAAATGTAGTCTACGCGTTCGTCTGTCATCCAACCAAATTTTTTAAACAAGTCGTTTAGGCATTCAATT